GTAATGACGCCGGGCGGGGGCTTCGGCTCCCGCCTCTCACCATGAAGAACGAATATCCAGCCGCCCGGTACAGTCGAAAGACGGGCGCGATGCTCATCGTGATGAGCCCGGATGAAGATGCCGCTCTTGGTTCTGAATGGGGCACCAAGGCGCTCGGCATCCGATACCCAAAGAATCCGCCCAAGGCGGAATTGCCGAAGATCACGGCTCCGACCTTCTCCATCAAGCTTCCGAGGATGGAATAATGTTCATCGAATATCCAAAGATGCTCTACCACCCCATCACGAAGAAGGGACAGGTCGTCAATAACCGCAACGCGGAAGATGCATTGCTGGCGGAATGGCGCGCTGTGGAGAAGCCCAAGGTCCCGGTAGAGCCCTTGATGGCTCCCGAAGTCGCTAAGGCCGCTGACGAGCCTGTCAAGGCCGAGCCGAAACGCCGTGGCCGTCCGCCGAAGGCCAAGGCATGACGACCGCTCTCGATATCATCCAGCAGTCGCTCAAGATCTGCGGGGCGATTGGCGTGGGGCAGACGCCGTTGGCAGAGGATGCCAATGACGCGCTGATCGCCATGAATGCCATGCTGGCGCAATGGCGGCATCGGCGCTGGCTAGTCTATCATCTGCGCCAGGTCGATTTCATCCCGGATGGTTCGGTGTCCTACACCATTGGACCGGGCGGCTATATCGACACGACGCGGCCCGACCGCATCGAGTATGCATTCTTCCGCCTCATCACGCAGACGGGTGGCAACAACGTCGATTATCCGCTTCAGGTTCTCCAGGCCCGCGAGGACTATGACCGCATCGCATTGAAGACCCTTTCGTCTTTCCCGGCATATCTGTTCTATGACACGGCGTTCCCGCTTGGGAATGTGTTCGTCTGGCCCGTCCCGAACAGTACCTATCACGTCCACATGAGCGTGAAGGGTGAACTCCAGTCATTCCCGTCGCTCACGACGCAATATGCACTGCCGGAGGACTACGAGGAAGCAATCAAACTTAACCTCGCTATCCGGCTTTCGATGACCTACCAGCTTCCGGTTTCGCCGCAACTGGCTACCTTGGCGAAGGTTGCGTTGAACACGGTGAAGAACACCAACACACAAATCCCGATGCTGACGATTCCTTCTGAACTTACGCGCGGTCCTCTTTATAATATATTCTCCGATAGTGTGTATTAATGCAATGAACACTCAATCAGTAGTCGGTAATATATTTGGAAAATGGACAATTTTGTCATATAGCCACAAGAAAAGTCCACATCATTATTTTCATTGCGGATGCGCGTGCGGATCTAAAAGGGTCGTTCAGTTCAATAGTCTTCGCTCGGGGACATCTGTGTCGTGTGGCTGCCATCGCTCTGTAACGAGCGCCCGTAATCTGACAAAACACGGTCTTTCGGCACACCCCGCCTATCGATCGTGGAAAGCCATGCACCGGCGGTGCAAGGCCGCAAGGCATTATGTTGGCCGCATTTCGGTCTGCGATCGATGGGGGTCTTTTGAGGCTTTTTGGGCTGACATGGGGGCCACTTGGGAGAAGGGCTTATCTATTGATCGGATCGACGGGACTAAAAATTACACGCCAGATAATTGCAGGTGGGCGACCTTGGAGCAGCAGATCATAAACCGAAGCATCACTGTTTTTATCGATACGCCTTGGGGTAAACTTCCGCAGTCCCATGCGGCGCGCATGGCAAATATCAGTGTCGGCTGCCTAATACATCGCATGAAGGCTTGGCCTAAATCTCGCTGGTTTGAGCCCGCTAGATGAGGCTTCCATTGCTGGGAGGGGCGTACCAAGCCAGGAGCTTGGTGGCGTCAGCTCAACGCTCGGTCAACCTCTACCCCGAGCTTAACCCACCATCAGGCACGCCACCTGTCCCCGTAACCCACTACCCTACGCCAGGCCTTCTTCTCGTCACCACGGCGAACAACATAGAAAAGGTCCGCACGCTCTATCGGGCGACGAATGGGGCGCTTTTTGCGGTTGTCGGCGGCAGTGTCTACTTCATCAGCGAATCCTATATCTGGACGCTGCTTGGAAGCATTCCTTACCAGTTGACGCCGGTTTCCATGACGGACAACGGGTTGGCGGTCGTCCTCGTGGATGACACGTCAACCGGCTATGCCATCGATATGTCGGACCTTCGGTTCGGCGCGATCACCGATCCGGCATTTTATGGTGCGCTGAAGGTCGACTATCTCGACACGTATTTCATCTTCAATCGGCCCGGAACGCCTCAGTTCTATATCTCGCTGTCCTACGCGACCTATGACATGCTCACAGGCATTCAGGGGGAAATTTATCAAGGCACACTGACTGCGGGAGGATCGGGCTACACGAATGGGTCGTATCCTGCGGCGACACTGACGGGCGGCTCTGGTTCGGGGGCGACGGCATCGGTCGTTGTGTCCGGCGGATCGGTCATCAGCCTGTCTATTGCGTCTGGCGGAACCGGATATGCCAATGGCGACGTGCTTGGGATTTCCGGCATCGGCGGCGGCTCAAACTTCGCCTACACAGTGGATTTCGTTCACGGCCAAGCCTTTGATCCGCTGGACATCGCGGGCAAAACGGGCGGCGCGGACAATATCGCGACACTTGCCGCGATCCACGGCGAATTATGGCTGATCGGCGTTCTCAGCTCGGAGATTTGGGCCAATACCGGCGCGGCGGATTTCACCTTCGGCCGCATCCAGGGTGCGTTCATCGACCATGGTTGCGTTGCTCCATACTCGCTTTCTCAGCAGGACGTTTTCCTGTTCTGGCTATCGCAAGACGATCAGGGGAAGGGCGTCGTCGTCAAGACGCAGGGCTACAGCGTCGAGCGCATCTCCACCCACGCCATCGAGCGTGATATCCAGTCCTATCCGAAAATCGATGATGCCATTGGGTACTGCTACCAGCAGCAGGGGCATGCGTTCTACGTCCTGACCTTCCCCTCGGCTGACAAGACGTGGGTATATGAGTTGGGGACCGGCCTCTGGCACGAGCGCAATTCGATCGACTCCAACGGCAACCTTCTAAGGCATCGCTCCAACTGCTTCGCCTATGCCTACGGGGTCGAACTGGTCGGAGATTACCAGAACGGCCGGATCTATAACATGACGCCCGATGTCTACACAGACAACGGCGTGGCCATCCCTCGGATCAGAACCTTCCCCCATGTGGTAGAGGATGGGAAGCGCCTTCGCTACGACCGCTTCGTAGCTGATATGGAGGTTGGGCAGCAGCCTGAAACGGTCACGTCCAATCCTCCGCAGGTCATGCTTCGATGGAGCGACACGCGCGGGGCCTCATATGGCAACGCCATAGCACAATCCATGGGTTCGGCTGGCCAGTTCTATACCCAGCCGCAATGGAGACGGCTTGGAATCGCCCGAGACAGGGTGTTTGAAATGTCTTGGTCCGCGCCGGCCCCCACCGCTCTCAACGGGGCTTGGATCGACGTATTCGAGGCCAATACATGACGCGACCATTTCGCCCTGTCGTTCCCTCTACGACGGTTCCGGTCGTCGGTGAAGGCGGCAGGCCGACGATGGAATATCAACGCTTCTTCAATGCGCTGGTCTCTGCGTCTCAGTCCGTAGAACCAATCACCACCGGGGCAAGTCCCTATACCTATACCGCCTCGATCATCGGTACGCTCTTTGTGTCGGGCGGAACAGTCAGCGACATATCGATCAAGCGCGGGACTGTGACAGTACCGACCGGGGTTTTGGCGGGTCCCATTCCTTTAACGAACGGCGATATCGCGACCGTGACCTATTCCGTGGCTCCAACAGTGAATTTCGTCCCTGCATGAAATATTTCCATCAGATCGCGGCTGGTCTGAACGTCACGCCGCTTCACAATGCAATTCAGCGCCAGCCCGGATTGTGGGATCAGAACACGATCCGCACCCGTCATCAACATACGGCCCACGCGCAGGTGAATGATATCCTCCTGCGTTTCAATGATGTGTCGGAATACGAGCGGACGGGCGACCCGGCAACGATTACCGATGACATGGAATGTTCGGCCTATCCCGCATGGGATGCGCTCCCCCATGTTCGCCCGTTCATCTTCGATCTTATGAGGACTGTGGAGGCGACAAGGCTAGGCCGCGTCATCA